AACCCTTCTCTACCGGCCTCCACCTTGGTCAACGTGCTGCGGTCGAGTTTGATCGAGTCGGCAAACTGGGCCTTCGACAGATCGAGCGCCTCACGCAGAGCGGTGATTCGCCGTCCGACCTTGTCACGCCTGGCCTCGTCGGGAATCAGGAGGGAGAGAATCTTCTTCATACTGGTTGAGTGCCATCCCGGCGAAAAAACTTCCATCGAAGAGAAATCCATCTTGACGCGTAGAGAAAACTTCCATTACTGACGGTCTCATGACCGAACCCCACTCCATCACAGCCCTGATCGACCTCTGGCCCGCGCGGCGTGACCTCGCGGCCGACATCGGTGTCGCGGCAGAGCGGGTCCACAAGTGGGCCCAGACGAACGCGATCCCGGCGAAGTTCCATTACCGTGTCGTGACGGCCGCCGTCGCGCGCGGCTTTCCGGTCACGCCTGATCTGATGGTTCGGCTGCATGACCCGTCTCCCGACAGCCAGAGGGCGGCATGACTGCCGCCCGCCCCGATGACATTGCAGCGAAAGGACGCCGCATGATTGAAGGTCGCCTCATTCCCGGTTCGATCCGCGTGTCCGAGCCTATTGGCGAGGATGCGAGAGCCCGAGAAGCTCGTCTGAAGCTGCTGATAGCCGGGCCGCAAGGATCCGTGCGGATTCTGGGGACAGACATACTTGAACCCCTCGTGTCTCGGGCGACGACCGGCCGGTGGCGGGGTCTGTGGTCGCGGCTTCGTAGAGCCGTGCAAAGATGACCCCGGTCTGCGCAAACTCGACGATGCCGGTGCGGATGGCGGTGACGAATTCGCCGTGCAGCCGGCCGTCGGGTGCGTGCAGCAGGCCGTCCTGGCCGATGGTCGGGTCGTCTGGCGTTGTCATGGCTGTCCTTTCGCCTGGGGTGAGTCGTGCGCGCAGGATAGCCGGACTTGAGCGGGGGGCGACATGACTGCCGCCCCCCGTCATCCTTTCCATGTTGCCTCGTCTGTCCCTGCACAGGACCAAGATGGGGGACGTGCGATGAAAAATCCTGCCAATTCGTTACCGGGTGATGCGGCGGCGTCGCGGCGCTGGTTTGCGGGGCTGCTCTGGCGGGCGTTTCCGTCGCCATCGGAGCATGAGCTGGCGGTGAAGGCGGCGCGGGTGCTCGATGTGTCGCCGCGGCAGGTGCGCAACTGGCTGCGCTGCGAGCATGACCCGAGCCTGCGGTATGTGACCGCGGTGATGGTGATCGCGGGGGCGGAGATCGTGCTGGGCCCGGGGGCGGTCCGGTGAGGCGGGCGGTGATCTACATCCTCGGCCGGTATTGCGAGGTCCGCGCCGACCGCGCGCTGCAGCGGTATTTCGCGCTGCGCGAGGCGGCGGAAAAATTTTTCCGGCGGCTGGACGGGGGCGGGTCGTGACCGCGCGCCCGGGACCGGCCGCCTGTCCCGAGATCGGGGGGCGAGCGCATGCGCCCCGCGACGGTGTGTCCGCCTCTCCTCCCTGACGGCGGGCACACCACCCTTTTCATTCCAGAACGGAGGCCGCGATGGCGCACCCGGACTTTTCAGACGCTTTCAACCCGGACCGCAGGTCCTGGATGACACGGCCTGAAATCACGCTTGAGACCCTCGATCAGGATCTGACCCGGAACCGGATCGCCACGGATGAAGCGCTGCGGCGGCTCGATGAGCATGCGGTGCTGGTGCAGCGCGCGATCGAGGTCGAGCGGCGGCGGCTGTGGATGATGCTGGCGGGATCGGCCGTCCTGGTGGTGGTCGGCTGGGCGGGGCTCGTGCTGCAGTGGGTGGCGCGGTGACCGGGCGGGCGGTGCGGAAAGGGTGGCCCGAGGAGGAAATCCTGCATGCGCTCGACCTGCGCGACCATGAGGGGCTGAGCTACGGCCAGATCGGCAAGCTGCTGGGGCGGACGAAAAATGCCGTCATCTCGACGCTGCGCGGGGTGGACGGGCCAACGGACAAGCACGACCCGGAGGGTGTGCAGAACGGCACGATGCCGAGGGGATGGTGGCGCAGATGAGCTATCGTGCGATCGACATCGGGCAGCGGGCGGCGCGTCACGGGCATGTCTGTCACAGTCTGCCGCAGTTGCGGTGGGTGGCGATTGCCGATCTCGTGATCGACGAGGATTATCAGCGGCCGCTCACCAAGCAGTCGTGGCGGCAGATCAACCAGATCGCGCAGAAATTCGACTTGGCGCATTTCCTGCCGGTTCTGGTCGCGCCCTCGGCGCTGCCGGGCAAGTTCTCGATCATCGACGGGCAGCACCGGACGCATGCGGCGATGCTCGTGGGCATGGCCGAGGTGCCGGCGCAGATCGTCGATCTGGACGAGGTCGGGCAGGCGCGGGCGTTTTCGGCGGTCAATGGCGTGGTCACGGCGGTCACGGCGGGGCATGTGTTCCGCGCCGGGCTGCGGGCGGGCGAGCCCTGGGCGCTGGCGACGGAAGCGGCGGTGACCAAGGCGGGCGTCCGGCTGGTCGATTACCGCCCGTCCGCCTCGCAGATGAAGCCGGGTCATGTCTATTGCGTGGGGTGGGTGCGTGACGAGGTGAAGGCCGGTCGCGGCGCGCTGGTCACGCAGATGCTCGATGCGCTGCGGCGGTCGAGCGCGGGGGCGGAGGTCTATCCGTGGTCGCGGCCGTTCCTGCGGCCCTTCATGCTTGCGCTGGTCGCGGTGCCGCGGGCGCAGCGGCGCGATCTGGCGGCGTTCCTCGATATGTGGTCGCCCGGGGTGATGGACCGGCAGGCCGCGCGGCTCAAGCGCGAAAGCAAGGACCCCGAGATCCGCACGCGGACGCATTCATCGCTTCTGACCGAGATCATCCAGGCGCGGCTTGCGGGATGGGTCGCGGAGGGCGGTGGCGGGTGAGCGTGCTTGACGCCATCGCCGCGCTCGAGGGCGCGGGCGCGGCCCGGGTGCCGTGGCGGGTGGACATCCTTGCCGCGCTGGACGCGCTCGATGCCGCCGCGCGGCGGCCTGTGCCGGAGCCTCAGCCGGAGCCTGACTGCGAGCCCCGGCGCGAGAGCCTGCGCGCCTTTGTCGCCCGGGTGGCGCATCCTGACCGGATGGCCTGGCCCGAGAGCTGGCTTCGCCAGACCGACAGTCTGGACGGGTGGCGGTGCCGGACGCTCTGGCAGGATGTGCTGCGGGTGAGCCTGATCGATGCCTGCGACGAGGTGTTGAAGGCGTTCCGCAAGCGCAGGCCGCAGCGGCCCGTTTCGTGGGTCGGGACGGCGGATTTCCACGAGGTCTGCGCGCTTGCCGGGTTCGACGGCGAGGCGGTCGCGGCGCGGACGCGGCGCGCGCTTGCGACCGCAGCCGGCGCTCAGGCGATGCGCGACGCGCTCGCCCACAAAGGCAAGGCCGGCGAGCGATGAGCGAGGGCGAGCAGAACATCCGCCGGGCGATCCTGGCCGGGTCCTGCGCGCTCCTGCTCGCCGGGTCTGGCTCGGCGGCGCGGGGGGTGCTGATCGGGCGGCTTGCCGGGCTGTGCCGGCAGGCGGGGAACCTTGCCGATGGCGATCTGGCGCCGGTCGTCATGGCGGCGTCGCGGCTGACGGGGGTGGTGCCGTCGCCCGCGCGCTGGGATGGCGAGGGGCAGTTGCGGCAGGCGCTGGCGCGGTATTTCGCGGGGCAGTCCGATCTTCTGGCGGCAGTCGTCGCGCGGCAGGGCGGAGGCGCGCATGCGTGAGGATCCGCGTCTGGCGCAGGCCAAGGCCGTGCCGATCGTCGAGATCGCCGAGAGGCTGGGCGTGTCCGGCCTCAAGCGGGCAGGGCGCGAGCAGGTCGGGCCCTGCCCGGTCTGTGGCGGGCGGGACAGGTTCGGCATCAATCCGGCCAAGGGCGTGTGGAATTGCCGGCATTGCGGCGCGGGTGACGGGATCGGGCTGATCCGGCATGTGCTCGGCTGCGATTTCCGCGGCGCGCTCGACTGGCTGATGGGGGCTGCGGTCGAGATCGACCCGGCCGAGCTGGCGCGGCGCGAGGCGGAAGCGGCCCGCGCGCGGGCCCGGCGCGAGGCGGCCGAGGCGCGGGCGCGGGCGCGGGCGGTGGCGCAGGCGCGCGACATCTGGCACGAGACGCTGCCTGCGGCGGGCACGGCGGTCTGCGATTATCTGCGGCGGCGCGGCTTGCCCGAGCGGATCGCGGCGGAGCCGCCGCATGCGCTGCGGTTTCACCCCGATCTGCCCTACATGGTGCAGGCCGAGGATGGCAGGTCGTGGGACACGCTGCACCGGGGCCCGGCGATGGTGGCGGGGTGCCTGGCGCCAGACGGGCGGCTTACCGCGGTGCATCGGACATGGATCGATCTGGCGCGTCCGAATGGCAAGGCCCAGCTGTTGCATCGGGGCGAGGCAATGCCCGCAAAGAAGGTCTGGGGGTCGAAAAAGGGGACGGCGATCCGGCTCAGCCATCCGTGGGCCGTGGGCTTTGACACGTTGGTGATGGGCGAGGGGATCGAGACCACGCTCACCGCGATGGCGGCCGATGCCTATCCGGGCGCGGCCTATTGGGCAGGCGTGGACCTTGGCAACATGAGCGGGCAGCGGATCATCCGCGGCGACGGGATGAAGTTCGCGGGGATCCCCGATCTCGAGGATGCGGAGGCGTTCCTGCCGCCGCCCTGCGTGAGATGGCTGATCTTCGTGCAGGATGGCGATTCCGACCCGCAGCTTACGCGGGCCAAGCTGGTGGCCGGCCTTCGCCGCGCGCGGGCGCGGTCGGCCGGGCTGCGGCGGATTTCGATCGTCCATGCGGGGCAGGGGCGCGATCTCAACGACATCGTGATGGAGGCTGGCCATGGCCAAGGAGAGGGACCCGTTCCGTCCGCTGTCGGCCCGGGTGATGCCGGAGGCCGCGAAGTGGAGCCATTCGGGACGCACGATGGATGACGAGGCGGCGCTGCGCGCGGCGCGCAAGGCCGGCAGCGCGCAGCCGCGCCGGCCGGCAGGCAAGGACAAGGGGACGACGCGATGATCGAGGACGATGACATCCTGCGGGCTGCGGCGGTGCCGCAGCGGCTGGTGCTGCTGGAAGAGGCGATGCGGCTGACCGGTGTCGAGCGGCGCGCGGTTTATGGCGACCCGGTCCTGAACCATGCGCATATCGCGCGGATCTTCAACGCCTGGACGGGCCGGGACCTGACGGCGGCCGAGATCGTGAAGGTTCACATGGCCACGAAGATGGCGCGGATGGCGACCACGCCCGACCACCGCGACAGCCATGTGGACCTGATGGCCTATGCCGGGATCCTCTACGAGTGCGTCCTGGCCGAAGCCGGGGAGGCTGGCGATGACCGATCCGCTTGATCCCGTCCGCCGTGTGATGGAGCAGGTCGAAGACATCGACATGGGCGGGGTCCCTGCCGCGGGCGAGGATGACCCCGGGCCGGAGGGCGAGTGGGTGCCCGACGAGCGGCCCGAGTTCGATGAGGCGCGGCCGGCCGATGACGGGCCGGCTGCTGCGGAAGGGTCGGGCTTTGCCGATGAGGTTCATGCGCAGGCCGCGGCGCATCCGCTCAACGACATCGGCAACGGGCTGCGGTTTGCCACCTATTTCGGCGAGGATGCGCTGCATGTGCAGCGGGTGGGCTGGTATGTCTGGGACGGGCTGCGCTGGGAGCGCGACCGTGACGGGGTGGCGTTCCGGCGCCGCGCGCAGCGGGTGAGCGAGCTGATGCTGCACGAGCTGATGCATCTGGCGCTCGAGCCTTGGGAAAAGGCGCGGATCGATGCGCTGCCTGCGGCGCAGGCAGAGGTCAAGCGGTTGGAGGTTGCTGCCCGGACCCCGGACGATGACGCTGCGCTGGATCTGGCGCGGTCGAAGGTTCGGGCGGGCGAGGCGATGAAGAAGGAGCTGGCGCGGCGGCGCGGCGAGTTCCGGCGGTTCGCCAAGTCCACCGGCAACACCGGCAAGATCGACGCAATGAAGAAGGAAGCCGAGATCGGGCTCGACCGGGATTTCGAGGCGCTGGACGCGGACCCGATCGCGGTCAACACCCTGTCGGGGACGCTCAAGTTTTCGGTGAGCGAGCCGTCCGGCGCGGGCGACACGAAGGTGGCCTCGGTGCGGCTTTGCCCGCATGAGCGGGGCGATCTGTTGTCGAAGTGCCTGACCGTGGCGCATGACCCTGCGGCGCGGGCGCCGATCTTTGAGGCCTTTCTGGCGCGGATCATGCCCGATCCCGGCATGCGGGCCTTTCTGCAGCGGTCCTTCGGGCTTGCCATGACGGCGCTGCCCGAACAGCGGATGTGGTTCTTTCACGGGCATGGGGCGAACGGCAAGTCGGTCCTGGTGGACCTGATGGCCCGGATCCTCGGCGATTATGCCGCCACGGCGAAGATCGAGACGCTCACCGGCCAGTCGCGGCGCGGGGGGTCGGATGCGACGCCCGACCTTGTGCCGCTGATGGGGGCGCGGCTCGTGCGAGCCTCGGAGCCAGAGCAGGGCGAGCGGCTCAAGGAAGGCATCATCAAGGAGCTGACCGGCGGCGAGCCGATCCTCGTGCGGGCGCTTCACACGGACTTCATCGAGGTCAAGCCGGTCTTCAAGCTGTTCCTGTCGGGCAACCACAAACCCGAGATTCGCGGCACCGATGACGGCATCTGGCGGCGGGTCCTGATGGTGCCCTTCGAGGTGCAGATCCCGGAAGGTGAGCGCGACCGGACGCTTGGCGCGAAGCTCTATGCCGAGGGGCCCGGTGTGCTCAACTGGCTGATCGACGGGCTGATCGACTATCTCGAGCGCGGGCTGATGGTGCCGCAGGCGGTGGCCGATGCGACGCGGGCCTATCGGGAGGAAAACGACCCGATCGGGCTGTTCCTCGATGCCTGCGCGGAGGTGACGGGCGATGCGGAGACATTCACTCGGTCGGCCGATCTGACCGATGCCTTCAACTTCTGGATGGCCGAGCAGGGCAGCACGCAATGGAGCGGGCGGCAGTTCCAGCTCAAGCTGCGAGACAAGGCGGAGCGGTGGCGGGACCCGCGCACGGGGCTCAGTTTCAGCGCGGCCAAGCGGTCGGTCTCGGGCTACCAGGGCCTGATGCTGACGTCGGTGTTCCGCAAGCGGATGGATGCCGCGATCCTCGATGGCAAGTGGAAGCGCGCCGCCGGCACGTCCTCGGCCTCGGCCGGCGCGGGGGTGTCGGCGGATGACTTCTGACCGCCCGGACCCCTGTTTCGCCATCCTCGATGGGAGGATGGGGAGGATGTCGGCCTGTCGTGGGAGGATGGTGGGAGGATCGGGGCCGGGGGATTGGCGCGTGAGATCATGGGCTTGACCGGTATCAGGGAGGATAGGGAGGAAGTTTGCGGGGTATCGCGCGCGCGACTGTTGAGGGGGGTTTGGGGGTGAAGTGCCTTCTTGTGCATTACCCTGCATTTATCCTCCCTATCCTCCCTATCCTCCCACATCGAAAAAAAGACATCGAAATAACAGAGGGTTAAGGGAAGCGGTGATCTGCAGTCATGGGAGGATGATGGGAGGAAGTCGGGAATTCAGGGAGGAAGTCTGGAC